ACCCACCCCCTTCTTTTTTCTCTACCTCCCACACCCCCACCCCCCTCCATATAGAAACCCACCCCCTTGCTTTTTTGGTTCCATACGGGTATATACAAATCACATGCAGATCACACCGGAACCTCATGTGCCAATTCACGAAATGTCTATAGGTGCCCTTCCCCTATTAGAACGGGCGCGGCTTGCTTGTAATACCGTAAAAGCGTTGTTTCCTGAAGACTCGGAGAGTGCCCCTACCGATGTAGAAAAAGGGTTGGCACGGGAGATGTTTGAGGGGTTAGCCTTGTCCAAGGTGCCCAAGTTCTCTCCGGCAGTAGCGGCTACTTACTCTAATGCTTCGATGCGGCATCTTGAGATGATGCTCTCTGAGTATGACCACGAGTTGGTTAATAGTGCCGTGCGGATCAGGGAATACACCAAGAACAAGCTGCTGTTAGAGTCCGAAAACCCAGACGGCAAGATTCGCATACGGGCTTTGGAGCTTCTGGGCAAGATGAAGGATGTCGGTTTGTTCACAGACCGCATTGAGATCACCCATAAGACTAAGACCGATGCAGAGTTAGAAGAAGAGCTTAACCGGAAGATCGAACGGTATATGGGCACCGTGGAGCGGGAGGAACCGGAAGACGTTGAAGAGGTGCAAGAGTCCGAGGATGAGTCAGAATTGGACGAACCCCTCCCCAAGTCCCCTGATTTAAGCACTCTTATCCACTCTTTATGACCCCAGAAGCTCTGATTCACATCAGAAAGAACCTTCATAAGCTCTCTTTGACCCAAAAAGAAGAGGTTTTGGTTCTTTTAGACGAGATGGAGCATAGAAAAGCGGTTCAGTCAGCCAGAATCACCCTGTTGGACTTCGTAAAGTTCATTGAACCTGCATATAAGGTAGGCGCACACCATAAAAAGCTGGCTGCACTGCTGGAAGACCTCTCAAATGGGGTAAAAGACCGCATTGCAGTCAATATTGCCCCCCGTTTTGGCAAATCCCACCTCGTTTCTTACTACTTTCCTGCATGGTTTTTGGGAAATCACCCCGATCAGAAGGTTATGATGGTCTCCCACACGGCAGACTTGGCGGTGGACTTTGGTCGGAAAGTGCGAAATTTGATTGCTTCAGAGAAATACCAGATGGTGTTTGGGGGGAAAGATGGAGTGGAGTTGTCTCAGGATTCAAAGAGCGCGGGACGCTGGCATACCAATCACGGAGGAGAATATTTCGCCGTTGGTGTCGGCGGGGCCATCGCGGGGCGTGGTGCAGACCTATTACTTATTGACGACCCACACAACGAGCAGGACATCATCAACGGCAACCTCGACGTATTCGATAAGGCATACGAGTGGTTTACTACCGGTGCGCGGACGCGTCTGATGCCGGGGGGACGGGTAGCTATTGTGCAGACTCGCTGGGCATTAAACGACCTGACAGGGCGGGTTGTTAAAGATATGCTGATGAATGACGGGGCAGACCAGTATGAGGTGGTTGAGTTCCCCGCAGTCCTAGAGCGGGAGGTTACGCAGGAGGACGGGTCACTAGAGATCGTGCAGAAATCCCTGTGGCCCGAGCAGTGGCCCATAGACGTGCTGATGCGTACTAAAGCGTCAATGCCAGCCTACCAGTGGTCAGCCCAGTATCAGCAAGACCCTACCTCGGAAGAGGGGGCCATTGTCAAACGGGAGTGGTGGCGGGTCTGGGAGAAGGAGTCTCCACCCAAATGCAACTTTATTATCCAAACGTGGGATACCGCCTTTGAGAAGCACAACAGGGCTGACTTCAGTGCTTGTACAACATGGGGCGTCTGGTGGCCTGAGGGGGAACCGGATAAACCCTATCTGGGCGGTGCTAATATAATACTGTTAGACTCCTTCAAAGACCGGATGGAGTTTCCAGAACTAAAGCGGGTGGCGTTTGAGCATTACAACGCATGGAAACCAGATGCGTTCATTGTGGAGAAAAAAGCGTCTGGCGCACCCCTTATATATGAGCTTCGGGCAATGGGTATACTTGTGCAAGAGTTCACTCCCAGTAAAGGTAATGATAAGATTAGCCGCTTGAACTCCGTGTCAGATATGTTTTCCTCCCGTATTGTGTGGGCACCGCAGACCCGCTGGGCTGAAGAAGTGGTGAATGAAGTAGCTTCATTTCCCGCTGGAGAACATGATGACTTGGTTGACGCAACTACCCTTGCTCTGATGCGCTTTAGGCAAGGAGGGTTCCTACGGCTGGACTCGGACGAGAAAGACCCCGTTAAATACTTCAAGTCCAAACGCCACATGAGTTATTACTAAAGGATAGAAAATGGCAACCAATATGGACAAGGCGTTATATGCCGCCCCGATGGGTTTGGAGTCTTTGGCAACAGAGCCGGATTTAGAAATTGAGATTGAAGACCCGGAAGCGGTTCGTATCGGGATTGATGGGATGGAGATTGAGATCGAGCCGGGAGAAGAAACTTCCGATGATTTTAATTTTAACCTTGCCGATGAGATGGATGAGCGTGACTTGCAGATGCTTAGTTCCGAGTTGGTAGCGGAGTATGAATCTGATTTGATGAGTCGTAAAGATTGGATTGACACTTATATCAAGGGACTAAAACTACTTGGTATTAAGTATGAGGAACGGACAATTCCGTGGATTGGGGCTTGCGGGGTATTTCACCCGTTGTTGATGGAGAGCGCGGTTAAGTTCCAATCAGAGACCATCATGGAGACCTTCCCTGCTGCGGGGCCGGTTAAGACGCAAGTGTTGGGCAAAGATACCAAAGAGAAAGCGGACGCTGCTATCCGTGTTGCAGAAGACATGAACTATGAGCTAACCGAACGGATGATTGAGTATCGTCCTGAGCATGAACGGCTTTTATTCTCTTTGTGTCTGGCTGGTAATGCGTTTAAGAAGATTTACTTTGACCCGTCTATCAACCGCCAAGTAGCCGTATTTATACCCGCTGAAGATATTGTGGTGCCCTACGGTGCAATGAATTTGGAAAGTGCAGAGCGTGTTACGCACCGGATGCGTAAGACCCAGAACGAAATACTTCGTTTGCAAGATGCGGGGTTCTACCGGGAGGTTGATCTCGGAGAGCCTATGCAAATTATTGACGAGGTAGAGAAACAAAAAGCCCAAGAACAAGGGCTGTCTGCTACCGTGGATGACCGGTTCCAGTTGCTTGAGATGCACGTTGACCTTGATCTGGAAGGTTACGAGGACACTGACAAGCACGGTGAACCCACCGGTATTGCGCTTCCGTTTGTTGTTACGTTGGAAAAAGGCACAGGAGAGATTCTGGCAATCCGGCGTAATTGGAAGGAAGATGACAAACTAAAAATGAAACGGCAGCACTTTGTTCATTACTCCTACGTACCCGGCTTTGGATTTTACGCTTTTGGTTTGATCCACATGGTTGGGGGTCACGCAACTTCCAGCACGTCCCTTTTGCGGCAACTTGTAGATGCAGGGACGCTGGCAAACCTTCCGGGTGGACTCAAGACTCGGGGGTTGCGTATCAAGGGGGACGACACGCCGATCACTCCAGGCGAGTTTAAAGACGTAGATATCCCCGGTGGTGTGCTTAAAGACAACATCATGTTGCTCCCATACAAAGAGCCAAGCCAGACTTTGGTGATGCTCTTGAACCAGATCGTTGAGGATGGACGTAGGTTTGCTGCGGTAGCTGACTTAAAAACAAGTGACATGTCATCACAATCCCCCGTTGGGACTACGCTGGCTATTCTGGAACGGATGTTAAAAGTGATGAGCGCGGTGCAAGCGCGGATTCACTACACCATGAAACAAGAATTCAGGCTTCTGCGGGACATCATTCGGGACAATACGCCAGAGGATTACGACTATGAGCCGGAAGTAGGCAGTCGTAAAGCCAAACAGTCTGACTATGACATGTGTTCTGTAATGCCGGTGTCTGACCCTAATGCTTCTACAATGGCGCAAAAGGTTGTGCAGTATCAAGCAGTCATGCAGTTAGCCCAAGGTGCCCCACAGCTATATAACCTCCCATTACTACATCGTCAGGTCATTGAGACCTTGGGGGTTAAGAACGCAGAGAAACTGGTGCCACTTGATGACGACCAAAAACCAACTGATCCAGTATCTGAGAACATGAACATCATGACGGGCAAACCCGTTAAAGCTTTTATCTACCAGAACCACGAGGCGCATATCGGTGTTCATATGGCGGCTATGAATGACCCCAAGATGGCGCAGTTGATGGGTCAAAATCCAATGGCACAACAAATGCAAGCCGCGTCAATGGCGCATATTTCTGAACACGTTGCTTTCCAATACCGCAAAGACATTGAGAAACAACTAGGTGCGGATATGCCGTCGATGGAAGAGAAGTTGTCTCCTGAAGTGGAAGTTCAACTGTCCTCGTTGGTTGCACAGGCTGCGGATCAACTGTTGAAGAAAAACTCTGCGGAAGCCGCACAACAGAAAGTCCAACAAGCCCAACAAGACCCGCTGATCCAAATGCAACAACAAGAGTTGCAAATGAAAGCGCAAGCTATGCAACAAGACTTCCAGATTGACCAGATGGAAGCGCAACGTAAAGCTAAGAAAGATTTGATGGATGCAGCCGCTAAAGCAGACGAGATACGGCTAAAAGAAGAGGCTCTACGGAGTAAGAACGAGCATGACGGCGCTCGGTTGGGTATGGAAACGTCCAAAACTAAGGATGCTGCACAACGGCAAGACGAGAAAGACGGTATGCGTATAGGCATGGAAGTTGCCAAAAGCAAACTAGAAAGGGAACAATCCGAAAAAAGCAAAGTGCTGCCGATGCACAAATTTGAACCTCCTAAAGGAGCTTAATGCAGATTGATCCTGATTTACTACGATACGTTGTTTCAAAATACGAAGAAGAACAGGAAAAGCTATCCGCTTTTCTTGCTGACGGTAATGCTAAAAGTTACGAGCAATACCGGGAAATGTGTGGGCAGATACGGGGGCTACAGGTAGCCGCTGGGATGCTCAAAGACCTTGCTAAATCAACAGAGGACGACGATGACTGAAACTACGGAAGTAAAAACGGAAGAAACACCGGAACAAAAAGCCACCCAATTACCCGAGCCTAAGGGGTTTAAGATTCTATGTGCGGTGCCTGAGATTGAAGGCAAATATGATAGTGGGATTTTGAAAGCAGATACCACGGTTAATATCGAAGCCAACAGCACGGTAGTCCTTTTTGTAATCAAACTAGGAGATACCGCTTACGCAGATAAAGAACGGTTTTCTACAGGGCCGTGGTGTAAGGAAGGGGACTTTGTTCTCACCCGTGCGTATTCGGGTACACGTCTTAAAATTCATGGTCGGGAGTTTCGCCTTATCAACGACGATACGGTTGAAGCAGTTGTTCAAGACCCACGCGGAATAGCGAGAGCATAGGAGAATAGTATGGAAGAGATGACGACGCTTGATTTAAATACCCCCGCTGAAGAAGCGGTAGTTGAGATTATTGACGACACCCCTGTAGTTGAAATCGTTGATGACACCCCTCCGCAAGACCAAAACCGCAACAACCTACCCCCCAAACAGGTAGAAGAACTTGAAACAGACGATTTAGCTGACTATTCAGAAAAGGCCAGAAACCGCCTTGGACAGTTAAAAAAGGTCTGGCATGACGAGCGCAGGGCCAAAGAAGCGGCTACTCGGGAACGGGAAGAAGCTATCCATTATGCTCGTGCTAAAGACAATGAAATCAAAGAGTTATACAAAAAAATCAATCACGGAGAAAAGGTTTTTGTTAC